AGTGAAATACCTCCCTTTTGTGGTTTTGTCTGTTTGTCGACTTTTTGTGTTGGTGGTGAGTGTTGTGCAGCCTGAGCTTCCTGATAGTCGTGAGTGGTGTGGGGAGACGCGTCGTTGGTGGCGTGTGTGGGGTGAGGATAGCCGCGCATCGTACGTGTCTGATGAGGAGTGGCTGTTTCTCATGGATGCTGCGGTGATTCATGATGTGGTGTGGCGTGAGGGTCGCGCGGATTTGGTGGCTTCGCTTCGTGCTCATGTGAAGGCTTTTATGGGTATGTTGGATCGGTATTCGGTTGATGTGGTGTCTGGTGGCCGTGGTGGGGGTTCTGCGGTGGCGATGATTGACCGGTATAGGAAGCGTAGGGGGGCCTGAGTAGGTGTCTGGTGTTGTTGGGTCTCAGGTTCCTCGTCATCGGGTTGCTGCGGCGTATTCGGTGTCTGCTGGCGGTGATGCTGGTGAGCTTGGTCGTGCGTATGGGTTGACGCCTGATCCGTGGCAGCAGCAGGTGTTGGATGATTGGCTTGCTGTGGGTGGTAATGGCAGGCTTGCTTCGGGTGTGTGTGGGGTGTTTGTGCCTCGCCAGAATGGCAAGAATGCTATTTTGGAGATTGTGGAGTTGTTTAAGGCGACTATTCAGGGTCGCCGTATTTTGCATACGGCTCACGAGTTGAAGTCGGCTCGTAAGGCGTTTATGCGGTTGAGGTCGTTTTTTGAGAATGAGCGGCAGTTTCCTGACTTGTATCGTATGGTGAAGTCGATTCGTGCGACGAATGGTCAGGAGGCTATTGTGTTGCATCATCCGGATTGTGCCACGTTTGAGCGTAAGTGTGGTTGTCCGGGTTGGGGTTCGGTGGAGTTTGTGGCCCGTTCTCGGGGTTCTGCTCGCGGGTTTACGGTTGATGATTTGGTGTGTGATGAGGCTCAGGAGTTGTCGGATGAGCAGTTGGAGGCTTTGCTTCCTACCGTGAGCGCTGCCCCGTCTGGTGATCCTCAGCAGATTTTTTTGGGTACGCCGCCGGGGCCTTTGGCTGACGGGTCTGTGGTGTTGCGTCTTCGTGGGCAGGCTTTGTCGGGTGGTAAGAGGATTGCGTGGACGGAGTTTTCGATTCCTGACGAGTCTGATCCGGATGATGTGTCGCGGCAGTGGCGGAAGCTTGCTGGTGACACTAATCCGGCGTTGGGTCGTCGTCTGAATTTCGGGACGGTGAGCGATGAGCATGAGTCGATGTCTGCTGCCGGGTTTGCTCGGGAGCGGCTTGGCTGGTGGGATCGTGGCCAGTCTGCTTCGTCTGTGATTCCGGCGGATAAGTGGGTCCAGTCGGCTGTGGGTGAGGCGAGCCTTGTTGGCGGGAAGGTTTTTGGGGTTTCGTTTTCTCGCTCGGGTGATCGTGTCGCGTTGGCGGGTGCTGGTAAAACGGATTCTGGTGTGCATGTTGAGGTGATTGATGGCCTGTCGGGCACGATTGTTGATGGTGTGGGCCAGCTGGCTGATTGGTTGGCGTTGCGTTGGGGTGACACTGAAAAGGTTATGGTTGCCGGGTCTGGTGCGGTGTTGTTGCAGAAGGCGTTGACGGATCGTGGTATTCCGGGCCGTGGCGTGGTGGTTGCTGATACTGGGGTGTATGTGGAGGCGTGTCAAGCCTTTCTGGAAGGTGTAAGGTCGGGTGTGATCAGTCATCCTCGTGCCGATTCGAGGCGTGACATGTTGGATATTGCTGTGAGGTCGGCTGTGCAGAAGAGGAAAGGTTCTGCGTGGGGTTGGGGTTCCTCGTTTAAGGATGGTTCTGAGGTTCCTTTGGAGGCTGTGTCTTTGGCGTATCTTGGTGCGAAGATGGCGAAAGCGAAGCGGCGTGAACGGTCTGGTAGGAAGCGGGTGTCTGTGGTATGAACTCGGATGAGTTGGCTCTGATTGAGGGCATGTACGATCGTATTCAAAGGTTGTCTTCGTGGCATTGTCGCATTGAGGGCTACTATGAGGGCTCTAATCGGGTGCGTGATTTGGGGGTTGCTATTCCTCCGGAGTTGCAGCGTGTGCAGACTGTGGTGTCGTGGCCTGGTATAGCTGTGGATGCTTTGGAGGAGCGTCTGGATTGGCTTGGCTGGACTAATGGTGACGGCTACGGTCTGGATGGTGTGTATGCTGCGAATCGTCTATCAACCGCGTCATGCGACGTCCACCTTGATGCACTAATTTTTGGGTTGTCGTTTGTTGCGATCATTCCTCATGGTGATGGTTCGGTGTCGGTTCGTCCGCAGTCACCAAAGAATTGTACGGGCAAGTTTTCGGCTGACGGGTCTCGTTTGGATGCTGGCCTTGTGGTGCAGCAGACGTGTGATCCTGAGGTTGTTGAGGCTGAGCTTTTGCTTCCTGATGTGATTGTTCAGATGGAGCGGCGGGGTTCGCGTGAGTGGGTGGAGACGGGCCGTATCGTGAATGTGTTGGGTGCGGTTCCGTTGGTGCCTGTTGTGAATCGTCGCCGTACTTCTAGGATTGATGGCCGTTCGGAGATTACGAGGTCTATTAGGGCTTACACTGATGAGGCTGTTCGCACACTGTTGGGGCAGTCTGTGAATCGTGATTTTTATGCGTATCCTCAGCGTTGGGTGACTGGCGTGAGCGCGGATGAGTTTTCGCAGCCGGGCTGGGTCCTGTCGATGGCTTCTGTGTGGGCTGTGGATAAGGATGATGATGGTGACACTCCGAATGTGGGGTCGTTTCCTGTCAATTCGCCTACACCGTATTCGGATCAGATGAGACTGTTGGCGCAGTTGACTGCGGGTGAGGCTGCGGTTCCGGAACGCTATTTCGGGTTTATCACGTCTAACCCGCCTAGTGGGGAGGCTTTGGCTGCCGAGGAGTCTCGGCTTGTGAAGCGTGCTGAACGCAGGCAGACGTCGTTTGGTCAGGGCTGGTTGTCGGTTGGTTTCCTGGCTGCGAGGGCGCTTGATTCGAGTGTTGATGAGGCCGCGTTTTTTGGTGATGTGGGTTTGCGTTGGCGTGATGCTTCAACGCCTACTCGGGCGGCTACGGCTGATGCTGTGACGAAGCTTGTGGGTGCCGGTATTTTGCCTGCGGATTCTCGTACGGTGTTGGAGATGTTGGGGCTTGATGATGTGCAGGTTGAGGCTGTGATGCGTCATCGTGCCGAGTCTGCGGATCCGTTGGCGGCACTGGCTGGGGCTATTTCCCGGCAGACGAACGAGGTTTGATGAATGGCTTCGGGTGCTATGTCGAGGCTTGCCGCGACTGAGTATCAGCGTGAGGCGGTCAGGTTTGCCGGGAAATACGCTGGGTATTATGCCGAGCTTGGTCGTTTGTGGCATTCCGGGAAGATGACAGATGCGCAGTATGTGCGTTTGTGTGTGGAGTTGGAGCGTGCCGGCCATGATGGTTCGGCGTCGTTGGCTGCCAAGTTCGTGCAAGATTTTCGCCGGTTGAATGGTGTGGATCCTGGTTTGATTGTGTATGACGAGTTTGATGCTGCGGCGGCTTTGGCTAGGTCGTTTTCGACTATGAAGATTCTTGAGAGCGACCCGGATAGGGCGAATGACACGATTGATGCGATGGCGGCGGGTTTTGATCGGGCTGTCATGAATGCTGGCCGTGACACGGTTGAGTGGTCGGCGGGTGCGCAGGGTAGGTCGTGGCGCAGGGTGACTGATGGTGATCCGTGCGCGTTTTGTGCCATGTTGGCTACGAGGTCGGATTATACGACCAAAGAAAGGGCACTCACTACTGGACATACTCGGCGTCATAAGCGTGGTGGTAAGCGCCCGTTTGGTTCGAAGTATCATGATCATTGTGGGTGTACGGTGGTTGAGGTTGTTGGCCCTTGGGAACCAAATAGGGCTGATGCCGCATATCAGAGGACGTATGAGAAGGCTCGTGAGTGGGTTGATGATCATGGGTTGCAGCAGTCGCCTGGCAATATTTTGAAGGCTATGCGTACTGTTGGCGACATGAGATGATGGTTTCCGGTTGTGTGCCGCCGGTTATTGGTGCACAGGGTTGTCTCCCGCACGGGGGTCAACAATGTTGTGTTGTTTTCCGCAAGGAGTGTAAGGTTGGGCTATGGCCGATCAGAGTGTTGAAGAACAGAGTGTCGACAATGATGCTGTTGAGCCCGGAAAGGGCGAGGACATTGTTGATGTTGTGAAGGATGGGCAGGCTGCCGGCGATGATCATGCCGGTGATGTTTCCGTGAAGGAGGAGTCTTCTTCTGGCACGGATTGGAAGGCTGAGGCCCGTAAGTGGGAGTCTCGTGCTAAAAGTAATTTCGCCGAGTTGGAGAAGCTTCGCGCCTCGGATGGTGATGCGGGGTCTACTATTGATGAGCTTCGCCGCAAGAATGAGGAACTCGAAGACAGGATCAATGGGTTTGTTCTTGAGGGTGTGAAGCGCGAGGTGGCTGCCGAGTGTGGCCTGTCGGGTGATGCGATCGCTTTCTTGTCGGGTGGCGATCGTGAAGCACTGGTGGAGTCTGCTAAGGCTTTGAAGGGTTTGATCGACCATAGTAGTGGTGGCGCGGGTGTGCGCCGTCTTGCGGGGAGTGCCCCCGTTGATGATGTTAAACGACGTGAGGGTGTCGCGTTTGTGGATGCTCTTGTCAATAATTCTAGGAGATGATTTGTGATGGCTGACGATTTTCTTTCTGCAGGGAAGCTTGAGCTTCCTGGTTCTATGATTGGTGCGGTTCGTGACCGTGCTATCGATTCTGGTGTTTTGGCGAAGCTTTCGCCGGAGCAGCCGACTATTTTTGGCCCTGTTAAGGGTGCCGTGTTTAGTGGTGTTCCTCGCGCTAAGATTGTTGGTGAGGGCGAGGTTAAGCCTTCCGCGTCTGTTGATGTTTCGGCGTTTACTGCGCAGCCTATCAAGGTTGTGACTCAGCAGCGTGTCTCGGACGAGTTTATGTGGGCTGATGCTGATTACCGTCTGGGTGTTTTGCAGGATCTGATTTCCCCGGCTCTTGGTGCTTCGATTGGTCGCGCCGTGGATCTGATTGCTTTCCATGGTATTGATCCTGCTACTGGTAAGCCTGCTGCGGCTGTCAAGGTGTCGCTGGATAAGACTTCGAAGACGGTTGATGCAACCGATTCCGCTACGGCTGATCTTGTTAAGGCTGTCGGCCTGATTGCTGGGGCTGGTTTGCAGGTTCCTAACGGTGTTGCTTTGGATCCGGCGTTCTCGTTTGCTCTGTCTACTGAGGTGTATCCGAAGGGGTCTCCGCTTGCCGGTCAGCCTATGTATCCTGCCGCCGGGTTTGCCGGTTTGGATAATTGGCGTGGGCTGAATGTTGGTGCTTCTTCGACTGTTTCGGGTGCCCCGGAGATGTCGCCTGCCTCTGGTGTTAAGGCTATTGTTGGTGATTTCTCTCGTGTTCATTGGGGGTTCCAGCGTAACTTCCCGATCGAGCTGATCGAGTATGGTGACCCGGATCAGACTGGCCGTGACCTGAAGGGCCATAATGAGGTTATGGTTCGTGCCGAGGCTGTCCTGTATGTGGCTATCGAGTCGCTTGATTCGTTTGCTGTTGTGAAGGAGAAGGCTGCCCCGAAGCCTAATCCGCCGGCCGGTAACTGATTCATTTGTTGCGATAATGTTTATGCTGTGTGCAGGGGGTGGTGTTGATGGGTATCATTTTGAAGCCTGAGGATATTGAGCCTTTCGCCGATATTCCTGAGGGGAAGCTTGAGGCGATGATCGCCGATGTGGAGGCTGTGGCTATCAGTGTCGCCCCCTGTATCGCTAAACCGGATTTCAAATATAGGGATGCTGCTAAGGCTATCCTGCGTAGGGCCCTGTTGCGCTGGAATGATACTGGCGTTTCGGGGCAGGTGCAGTACGAGTCTGCGGGTCCTTTCGCTCAGACTACACGGTCTAATACTCCCACGAATTTGTTGTGGCCTTCTGAGATTGCCGCGTTGAAGAAGCTGTGTGAGGGTGATGGTGGGGCTGGTAAAGCGTTCACTATTACACCGACCATGAGGAGTAGTGTGAATCATTCTGAGGTGTGTTCCACGGTGTGGGGTGAGGGTTGCTCGTGCGGGTCGAATATTAACGGCTACGCTGGCCCTTTGTGGGAGATATGATATGACCAGTTTTCCTTATGGTGAAACGGTTGTGATGCTTCAGCCGACTGTTCGTGTCGATGATCTTGGCGACAAGGTGGAAGACTGGTCTAAGCCTGTCGAGACTGTGTACCATAACGTGGCCATCTATGCCTCTGTTTCGCAGGAGGATGAGGCCGCCGTTCGTGACTCGGATTATGAGCATTGGTCGATGCTTTTCAAGCAGCCTGTTGGGGGTGCCGGTTATCGTTGCCGGTGGCGTATTCGGGGTGTGGTGTGGGAGGCTGACGGGTCTCCTATCGTGTGGCATCATCCGATGTCCGGTTGGGATGCTGGTACGCAGGTTAATGTGAAGCGTAAGAAGGGCTGATGGGTTGTGGCTCAGGATGTGAATGTGAAGCTGAACTTGCCGGGTATTCGTGAGGTGTTGAAGTCTTCTGGGGTGCAGTCTATGTTGGCTGAGCGTGGCGAGCGTGTCAAGCGTGCGGCCTCGGCGAATGTGGGCGGTAATGCTTTCGATAAGGCCCAATACCGTAATGGTTTGTCGTCGGAGGTGCAGGTTCACCGGGTTGAGGCTGTGGCGAGGATTGGCACCACCTATAAGGGTGGGAAAAGGATTGAGGCGAAGCATGGCACGCTGGCTAGGTCGATTGGGGCTGCGTCGTGATCGTTTATGGTGATCCGCGTGTGTGGGCTAAACGCGTGCTCAAGGATGATGGCTGGCTGTCTGGGATACCATGCACCGGGACAGTGCCGGATAGTTTTGAGGGTGACCTTATTTGGTTGGCGTTGGATGGTGGCCCACAGTTGCATGTTCGTGAGCAGGTGTTTTTGCGCGTGAATGTGTTTTCGGATACACCTGATCGTGCTATGAGCCTGTCGAGGCGTGTTGAGGCTGTCCTTGCGGATGGTGTGGACGGTGACCCTGTGGTGTACTGTAAACGGTCTACTGGCCCTGATTTGCTGGTTGATGGTGCACGTTTTGATGTGTATTCGCTTTTTGAGCTGATATGCAGGCCTGCGGAGTTTGAATAAGATTATTGTTTTTGTTTTAATGTAATTGTTTGATATTTAATGGGGGTTGTGATGGCTGCAACACGTAAAGCGTCTAATGTTCGTTCAGCGGTTACTGGCGACGTTTATATTGGTGACGCGCACGCGGGTGATACTATTAAGGGTGTGGAGGCGGTTCCTTCCGAGCTTACAGCTTTAGGGTATTTGTCGGATGATGGGTTTAAGATTAAGCCGGAGCGTAAAACGGATGATTTGAAGGCTTGGCAGAATGCGGATGTTGTTCGCACGGTTGCTACCGAGTCTTCTATCGAGATTTCTTTCCAGCTGATCGAGTCTAAGAAGGAGGTTATCGAACTGTTTTGGCAGTCGAAGGTTACTGCCGGAGCCGATTCGGGTTCGTTCGATATTTCTCCTGGTGCCACCACTGGCGTGCACGCTTTGTTGATGGATATTGTTGATGGTGATCAGGTTATTCGCTACTATTTCCCTGAGGTTGAGCTTATCGATCGTGACGAGATCAAGGGTAAGAATGGCGAAGTGTATGGGTATGGTGTGACGTTGAAGGCGTATCCTGCCCAGATTAATAAGACTGGTAATGCGGTGTCGGGTCGGGGGTGGATGACGGCTTTAAAAGCTGATACTCCTCCTTCTCCGAAGCCGGATCCGAATCCGCCGTCTGAGAACTGATACACGATTTTAGGGATTGTTGATAGATGAGTGACACTGGTTACACGTTGAAGATTGGTGACCGTAGCTGGGTGTTGGCGGATGCGGAGGAGACGGCTCAGGCTGTTCCTGCCCGCGTGTTTCGTCGTGCAGCTAAGATTGCCCAGTCGGGGGAGTCTGCGGATTTTGCCCAGGTTGAGGTGATGTTTTCTATGTTGGAGGCTGCCGCCCCGGCTGACGCTGTGGAGGCTTTGGAGGGGCTTCCTATGGTTCGTGTGGCGGAGGTTTTCCGTGAGTGGATGGAATACAAGCCTGACGGTAAGGGTGCCTCTTTGGGGGAATAGTTTGGCTCCACGGCCTGATTGATGATTATCGTGGGGCCATCGAATATGATTGGAGGACCCGGTTCGGTTGCTCGGTTTATGATGTTGGTGGCCCGGTGATGTGTTGGGGTGAGGCTGTCCGGCTGGCTGGCGTGTTGTGTACCGATACGTCGAGCCAGTTGGCGGCACACCTGAATGGTTGGCAGCGCCCGTTTGAGTGGTGCGAGTGGGCTGTGTTGGACATGTTGGATCATTACAGGTCTGCTAATAGTGAGGGGCAGCCGGAGCCTGTGGCGAGGCCTACGGATGAGCGTAGGGCCCGGTTTACGTCTGGGCAGGTGGACGATATTTTGGCGCGTGTTCGTGCTGGTGGCGGGGTGTCTCGCGAGATTAATATTATGGGGTGAATAGTGTATGTCTGGTGAGATTGCTTCCGCATATGTGTCGTTGTATACGAAGATGCCTGGTTTGAAGGCTGATGTTGGTAAACAGCTTTCTGGGGTGATGCCTGCGGAGGGTCAGCGTTCGGGTAGTCTTTTTGCTAAGGGCATGAAGCTGGCTTTGGGTGGTGCGGCGATGATGGGTGCCATCAATGTTGCTAAGAAGGGCCTCAAGTCGATTTATGATGTGACTATTGGTGGCGGTATTGCTAGGGCGATGGCTATTGATGAGGCTCAGGCTAAGTTGACTGGTTTGGGTCATACGTCGTCTGATACGTCTTCGATTATGAATTCGGCTATTGAGGCTGTGACTGGTACGTCGTATGCGTTGGGTGATGCGGCTTCTACTGCGGCGGCGTTGTCTGCTTCGGGTGTGAAGTCTGGCGGGCAGATGACGGATGTGTTGAAGACTGTCGCCGATGTGTCTTATATTTCGGGTAAGTCGTTTCAGGATACGGGCGCTATTTTTACGTCTGTGATGGCGCGCGGTAAGTTGCAGGGCGATGACATGTTGCAGCTTACGATGGCGGGTGTCCCTGTCCTGTCTTTGCTTGCCAGGCAGACGGGTAAAACCTCGGCTGAGGTGTCGCAGATGGTGTCGAAGGGGCAGATTGATTTTGCCACGTTTGCGGCTGCGATGAAGCTTGGCATGGGTGGTGCTGCGCAGGCGTCTGGTAAGACGTTTGAGGGCGCTATGAAGAATGTTAAGGGCGCCCTGGGTTATCTTGGTGCCACGGCTATGGCGCCGTTTCTGAACGGCCTGCGGCAGATTTTTGTTGCGTTGAATCCGGTTATCAAGTCGGTGACGGATTCTGTGAAGCCGATGTTTGCTGCCGTCGATGCTGGTATTCAGCGTATGATGCCGTCTATTTTGGCGTGGATTAACCGTATGCCGGGCATGATCACTCGAATGAATGCACAGATGCGCGCCAAGGTTGAGCAGTTGAAGGGCATTTTTGCGAGAATGCATTTGCCTGTTCCTAAAGTGAATTTGGGTGCCATGTTTGCGGGTGGCACAGCAGTGTTTGGTATTGTTGCTGCGGGTGTTGGGAAGCTTGTTGCAGGGTTTGCCCCGTTGGCGGTGTCGTTGAAGAATCTACTGCCGTCGTTTGGTGCTTTGAAGGGTGCCGCTGGCGGGCTTGGCGGCGTGTTTCGCGCCTTGGGTGGCCCGGTCGGGATTGTGATCGGCTTGTTTGCTGCCATGTTTGCGACTAACGCCCAGTTCCGTGCCGCGGTGATGCAGCTTGTGGCTGTGGTTGGTCAAGCCCTGGGGCAGATTATGGCCGCTGTGCAGCCGCTGTTGGGTTTGGTTGCTGGGCTGGTGGCACGGTTGGCTCCCGTGTTTGGCCAGATTGTTGGTTTGGTTGCCGGTTTGGCTGCCCAGCTGGTGCCTTTGATTAGTATGCTTGTTGCTCGGCTGGTTCCTGTGATCACCCAGATTATTGGTGCGGTGACACAGGTTGCTGCCATGTTGTTGCCTGCGTTGATGCCGGTGTTGCAGGCTGTTGTGGCTGTGATACGGCAGGTTGTTGGCGTGATCATGCAGTTGGTGCCTGTTTTGATGCCTGTTATTCAGCAGATTTTGGGTGCTGTCATGTCTGTTCTGCCGCCGATTATTGGCCTGATTCGGTCGCTGATACCAGTCATCATGTCGATTATGCGTGTGGTGGTTCAGGTTGTTGCGGTTGTTATACAGGTGGTGGCCCGTATTCTTGCGGTTGTGGCTCCGATGGTGGCGGCTGTGGTAGGGTTTGTTGCCCGTATTGTTGGTGCTGTCGTGTCGGCTGTGGCCCGTGTTATTGCCACTGTTGCCCGTGTTATCGGGTGGCTTGTGGCTAATTTTGTGTCTGGTTTGGCACGTATGGGTTCGGTTATTCAGGCTGGCTGGAATCGTATTAGGTCGTTTACGTCTGCGTTTATGGGCGGTTTCAAGTCGATCATTTCTGCCGGTGTGGCCGCGGTTGTCGGGTTTTTTGCCCGGCTTGGTTTGTCGGTTGCCTCCCATGTGAGGTCTGGTTTTAACGCAGCCCGTGGCGCTGTTTCTTCCGCTATGAACGGGATACGTAGTGTGGTGTCTTCGGTGGCGTCTGCTGTTGGCGGGTTTTTCAGTTCGATGGCGTCTAGGGTTCGTGGTGCTGCCTCGTCCGGGTTTAATGGTGCCCGGAGTGCGGCATCGTCTGCTATGCATGCTATGGGCTCGGCTGTGTCTAGTGGTGTTCATAGTGTGCTAGGGTTTTTTCGGAATCTGCCTGGCAATATTAGGGGCGCCTTGGGTAGTATGGGCTCCTTGTTGGTGTCTGCTGGCCGTGATGTGGTGGCCGGTTTGGGTAATGGTATCCGGAATGCTATGAGTGGCCTGTTGGATACGGTGCGTAACATGGGTTCTCAGGTTGCTAATGCTGCTAAATCGGTGTTGGGTATTCATTCCCCGTCTAGGGTGTTTCGTGACCAGGTTGGCCGTCAGGTTGTTGCCGGTTTGGCTGAGGGGATCACCGGGAATGCGGGTTTGGCGTTGGATGCGATGTCGGGTGTTGCTGGTCGGCTTCCGGATGCGGTTGATGCCCGGTTTGGTGTGCGATCGTCTGTGGGCTCGTTTACGCCTTACGACCGGTATCAGCGTGCGAACGATAAGAGTGTTGTGGTGAATGTGAATGGGCCTACTTATGGGGATCCGAACGAGTTTGCGAAGCGGATTGAGCGGCAGCAGCGTGACGCTTTGAACGCGTTGGCTTACGTGTGATTGGGGGTGTTGTGTATGTTTATTCCTGACCCGTCTGATCGTGCCGGTTTGACTGTTACCTGGTCTATGGATCCGCTGTTTGGTGTGGAGCGTGTGCTTCATTTGACGGATTATACGGGTGCGTCTCCTGTCATGTTGTTGAATGATTCGTTGCGCGGTTTGGGTGTTCCCGAGGTGGAGCATTTTTCTCAAACTCATGTTGGGGTGCACGGCTCGGAGTGGCGCGGGTTTAATGTGAAGCCTCGCGAGGTGACGCTGCCGGTGTTGGTGTCGGGTGTTGACCCGGATCCGGTGGGCGGGTTTCGTGACGGTTTTTTGAAGGCCTATGACGAGTTGTGGTCTGCTTTTCCTTCGGGCGAGGAGGGGGAGTTGTCGGTGAAGACTCCTGCCGGTGTTGAGCGTGTGTTGAAGTGTCGGTTTGATTCGGTGGATGACACGTTTACGGTTGATCCGGTGAATCGTGGCTATGCGCGTTATCTGTTGCATTTGACGGCTTATGACCCGTTTTGGTATGGGGATGAGCAAAAGTTTCGTTTTAGTAACGCGAAGTTGCAGGATTGGTTGGGTGGCGGCCCTGTCGGCAAGAAGGGTACAGCGTTTCCTGTGGTGTTGACGCCTGGTGTTGGTTCGGGTTGGGATAACCTGTCCAATAAGGGTGATGTGCCTGCGTGGCCTGTGATTCGTGTTGAGGGCCCGTTGGAGTCGTGGTCTGTGCAGATTGATGGTTTGCGTGTGTCTTCTGATTATCCTGTCGAGGAGTATGATTGGATCACTATTGATACGGATCCTCGCCGGCAGTCTGCTTTGTTGAACGGGTTTGAGGATGTGATGGATCGTTTGACAGAGTGGGAGTTTGCGCCTATCCCGCCTGGCGGTTCTAAGAGTGTGAATATTGAGATGGTTGGTTTGGGTGCCATTGTTGTGTCGGTGCAGTACAGGTTTTTGAGGGCTTGGTGAATAGTTGATGGCTGGTCTTGTTCCGCAGATAACATTGTTTACACCGGATTATCACCGTGTGGCGCCTATCAATTTTTTTGAGTCGTTGAAACTGTCGTTGAAGTGGAATGGTTTGTCGACGCTGGAGTTGGTGGTGTCGGGGGATCATTCCAGGCTTGACGGGTTGACGAAGCCGGGGGCGCGGCTGGTTGTTGATTATGGTGGCGGCCAGATTTTTTCTGGGCCTGTGCGTAGGGTTCATGGTGTGGGTCCTTGGCGTTCTTCCCATGTGACTATCACATGTGAGGATGATATTCGCCTGTTGTGGCGTATGTTGATGTGGCCTGTGAATTATCGTCCCGGTTTGGTGGGTATGGAGTGGCGTGCCGACAGGGATTATGCCCACTATTCGGGTGCGGCGGAGTCGGTTGCTAAGCAGGTGTTGCGGGATAATGCTTGGCGTTTTCCGCCTGGTTTGTTTATGAACGACGATGAGCAGCGTGGCCGCTATATTAAAGATTTTCAGGCCCGGTTCCACTTGTTTGCCGATAAGTTGTTGCCGGTGTTGTCGTGGGCTCGTATGACTGTCACGGTGAACCAGTTTGAGAATGCGAAGTTTGATCAGCGTGGTTTGCTGTTTGATTGTGTGCCTGCTGTGACGCGTAGCCATGTGTTGACTGCCGAGTCTGGTTCGATTGTGTCGTGGGAGTATGTGCGTGACGCCCCGAAGGCTACTTCGGTGGTGGTTGGTGGCCGCGGCGAGGGCAAGGACAGGCTGTTTTGCGAGGATGTTGATTCGGCGGCCGAGGATGACTGGTTTGATCGTGTCGAGGTGTTTAAGGATGCCCGTAACACGGATTCCGAGAAGGTGCATCTCATCGATGAGGCTGAGCAGGTGTTGTCCGAGTCGGGGGCCACGTCGGGGTTTAAGATTGAGTTGGCTGAGTCGGATGTGTTGCGGTTTGGGCCTGGCCGCCTGATGCCGGGTGATTTGATCTATGTGGATGTGGGTTCTGGTCCTATTGCGGAGATTGTTCGGCAGATTGATGTGGAGTGTGTATCGCCTGGTGATGGTTGGACGAAGGTGACTCCGGTTGCGGGGGATTATGAGGATAATCCGTCGGCGTTGTTGGCTCGCCGTGTGGCTGGTTTGGCTGCGGGTGTGCGGGATTTGCAAAAATTCTAGAAAAGATTAGGGGTTTGTTGTGGGTATTGTGTGTAAAGGGTTTGATGGTGTGTTGACCGAGTATGATTGGGCTCAAATGTCTGGTCTGATGGGTAATATGCCTTCGGTTAAGGGGCCGGACGATTTTCGTGTCGGCACAACGATCCAGGGTGCCACAGTGTTGTGTGAGGTTCTGCCGGGGCAGGCTTGGGCTCACGGGGTGATGTGCACGTCGAATGGTGTTGAGACGGTGACAGGGCAGCTGCCTGGCCCGGGTGAGACTCGATACGACTATGTTGTCCTGTCTCGGGATTGGGAGCAGAACACGGCCAAGTTGGAGATTGTTCCTGGGGGGCGTGCGGAGCGTGCCCGGGATGTGTTGCGTGCGGAGCCTGGCGTGTATCATCAGCAGCTACTGGCGACGTTGGTGGTGTCGTCTAACGGGTTGCAGCAGCAGCTGGATAGGCGTGCTATAGCGGCTCGTGTGGCGTTTGGCGAGTCTGCTGCGTGTGATCCTACCCCTGTGGAGGGTGACCGTGTGATGGTTCCTTCGGGGGCTGTGTGGGCTAACCATAACGGTGAGTGGCTGCAGTTGTCTCCGCGTATTGAGACGGGTTCGAAGTCGATCATGTTTGGCGGATCGAGTGTATATGCTTACACGATCCAGTTTGGTCGCCAGTTTAGTAGTCCGCCTGTCGTGGTGGCGTCTATGGGCACCGCGGCGGGGGGTACGCAGCAGATTGATGTGAAAGCCTACAATATTACTACGAGTAAGTTTGATTTGGCGTTTATTACGAATGATGGTTCGAAGCCGAATGGTGCGCCTGCGGTGGCTAATTGGATTGCTGTCGGCGTGTGACTGCACGGGTGTTATGGCGGATGGTGTGATGTTGGGGGGCTGTGGTGTCGTGGTTTACTCCTGCACTGGTGGCCTCTATCTGTACCGCGTTGGCCACGGTTTTGGGTTCGGTTCAGGCTGTCACATCCCGGTCTAGGAAGCGTTTACGCAGGCTGTCTGCGCAGGTGGATGCGATGGAAGAGTATACGTGGGGTGTGCGGCGCGAGGTGCGAAGGTTTAACGCCGGGCTTCCTGACGATGTGGAGCCGATGCATCTTCCTGATTTGCCCGAGTTTTTGAAAGATACTGTTGATGGTGGAGGTGAGTAGGGTTGAGGGAGTTGGAGGAGGAGAAGCGGCAGCGCCGCAATTTTGAGAAGGCTTCACTGGTGTTGTTGTTTTTGTCGCTTGTGCTATTGGCGGTGGTTGCTGCGGGTGCTTTGCGTTTCGGATCGGTGTCTTCTGAGCGGGATTCGGAGCAGGCTAAAGCCCAGTCTAATGGTTCGGCTGCTAAGGGTTTGGCTGCCCGTGTGAGGCAGGTGTGTGCTTCTGGCGGGCAGGAGTCTGTGCGGCTTCACCAGTCTGGCTTGTGTGTGGATGCTCAGCGTGTTGAGCGGAGTGTGCAGGGTGTGCCGGGTCCGGCTGGTGTGCGTGGCCCGCAGGGGCCGCAGGGGCCGCAGGGGCCGGCTGGTGTTGATGGTTCTGCTGGGCTGGTTGGCCCTGTTGGTCCTCAGGGTTCCCCTGGTTTGAATGGTGTGAAGGGTCCTGACGGTTTGCCTGGCGCGAATGGATCAGATGGCCATGATGGTGTTCCGGGCCGTGCAGGCGTGGACGGTGTGAATGGAGTTGATGGCGCTGATGGTCGGGATGGTGTTAATGGTTCGGCCGGTGAGCGCGGTGATGTGGGCCCTTCAGGTCCTGCCGGCCCGCAAGGTGCACAGGGTGAACGTGGTGAGCGCGGCCCCGCCGGTGCGAACGGATCCGATGGTAAAGACGGTAAGGATGGGCGCTCGGTGGTGTCCGTGTACTGTTCTGAGGGCCGCCTGTTTGTGAAATATAGTGATGGTGTGGCTTCTACTATATCGGGTTCGGTTGCCTGCCAGAAGGTGAAACCGTCTCCTGTGGTTACCGTGTCATCCCACAAATAAAAGATAGAAAAGGAGTGACTTATGTCGATGGTGTTTGGGGGTGGTGTGTGGTGAGATACATTCCTGCGGCGCATCACTCGGCCGGTTCTAATAGTCCGGTGAACCGGGTTGTGATTCATGCGACATGCCCGGATGTGGGGTTTCCGTCCGCTTCCCGTAAAGGGCGGGCGGTGTCTACAGCAAACTATTTTGCTTCCCCATCGTCTGGTGGTTCGGCGCATTACGTGTGTGATATTGGGGAGACGGTGCAGTGCCTGTCCGAGTCTACGATTGGTTGGCATGCCCCGCCGAATCCGCATAGTTTGGGTATAGAGATTTGCGCGGATGGCGGCTCGCACGCCTCATTCCGTGTTCCAGGGCATGCTTACACTCGTGAGCAGTGGCTTGACCCTCGGGTGTGGCCCGCGGTAGAGAAGGCTGCCATCCTGTGTAGACGTTTGTGTGACAAGCATGGTGTTCCGAAAAGGAAACTGTCTGTGGCCGATTTGAAGGCCGGTAAACGTGGTGTTTGCGGGCATGTGGATGTGACGGATGCGTGGCATCAGTCGGATCATGACGATCCGGGGCCGTGGTTTCCGTGGGACAGGTTTATGGCCGTCGTCAACGGCGGCAGTGGAGATAGTGGGGAGTTAACGGTGGCTGATGTGAAAGCCTTGCATGATCAGATTAAACAATTGTCTGCTCAGCTTACTGGTTCGGTGAATAAGCTGCATCATGATGTTGGTGTGGTTCAGGTTCAGAATGGTGATTTGGGTAAGCGTGTTGATGCCCTGTCGTGGGTGAAGAATCCGGTGACGGGGAAGCTGTGGCGCACCAAGGATGCCCTGTGGAGTGTCTGGTATTACGTGTTGGAGTGTCGTAGCCGTATTGACAGGCTGGAGTCTGCTGTCAACGATTTAAAGAAGTGATGTGTTGTGGGTAAACAGTTTTGGTTGGGTTTGTTTGAGCGTGCCCTGAAAACTTTTATTCAAACGTTTGTTGCTGTGCTTGGGGTGACTGCGGGTGTGACTTATACTGCGGAGTCGTTTCGTGGTTTGCCGTGGGAGTCTGCCCTGATTACGGCCGGGGTTGCTGCGGTGTTGTCGGTGGCTACCTCGTTTGGTAATCCGTCGTTTGTTGCCGGTAAACCGAAAACGACGCCTGTTGTGGATGCTGGGCTTGTTCCACCGGATGATCCTGGAATAGTGGAGTCTCACATGGTTGACGAAACGGATCCTGGCATGATAGAGCCTATCGACGATGCCGATGCTGGAGGCTATGTGCCGAGGCGTGCTGCTGAGTCGGAAGTTGGCACGGTAGAGTCTACTGTTGCATAAGTGAATATATGTGTGTGCCCCAGCGGTGCTGCCACGATCGTGTGGTGGTTGCTGCTGGGGCACTATTTTTGTGTCTATAGGGGTTTTACAGGTTGTCGTCTAGGGTGTCTTCGAGTGTCTGTTGTAGGAGTGCACACTCGGCGAGGGTGTCTTCAGCCTGGTCGACAATGTTTTGTTTTGCTATGCCTGGATAGTTGTCGCGGTGATTGTAGATGGCTTCCAGAATGTTGTCTGCCATGATTTGTAGTGTTAGGGCCTGGTTGGTGATGCATTCCAGCTCGTCTAGGGCGGCCTGGCTAGCCTCCGGCTGCCGGTTGTCCGGATGTTCTGCAAGGTTGCAGTCCCACAGGATTTCTTGGCATGCATCCCTGGTGTCTGCGTCCACATCGATGTCGTCTAGGCTGACACCGTTGGCGTTGAGGCTGATGTTGTCGAGGTTGATGGGAACCAGATATTCGCTGCTGATGCTGCAGGTGATGTTTGCGAGTTCTGTCATGTTTCGTGGCTGCTGCTGTATGATGCGGCGGGCCGCGGTTTTGAGGGCTGTGACTGTTCGGTGTCTGTTACTGGGCATCGTTTCTATTCTTCTTCCCCGGTGTAGCTGGTGGTGTTGGTGTACTGGGTGAGTGTGATCAGGCACTGGTCGGCCCACTGTTTCACCGTCTGCCGTGTCACACCCAATCGTTGGGCTGCCACCGAATAGGTTTGATCATACCCGTAGACTTCCCTGAATGCGGCAAGCCGTGCTAGCCGTTTCCGCTGTTTGGATGGTTCACAGGCGAGGGTGTAGTCGTCGATGGCCAGTTGTAGATCGATCATGGTGACAATGTTGTTGCCGTGGTGTTGTGGCGCGGTTGGTGGGGGTGGCATTCCTGGCTCCACGGAGGGTTTCCATGGTCCGCCGTTCCAGATCCATTGTGCGGCTTGAATGATGTCGGCGGTGGTGTAGGTTCGGTTCACTGGTCATCCCCTGAACATGTTGTCGAGGTTGTCTGGGTTGCTGGTGTCGAATCGTCCGACGCAGTGGCAGTAGTCGTACATGAGTTTAATAATGTGTTGGTGGTCTCCCAAATAGGTGTTTCCGCTGATGCTGTAGGTGGCTGTGCCGTCTTTCGCGATGGTGTATTTGGCGGTGATGGTTTCGGGGTTTTCGGTGTCGGTGATGATGGCTGTGGTGGTGGTGCCTACTGTTTGGAGTATGGTGGTTTGGGTTCCGTCGTCGATGGTGGTTTTAACCATGGTGTGTTTTTTCCCTTTCAGTTGCTTGTTTGGTTGTCGGCTAGATGAATGATGTCGGGTAAGGGTTTCGGCTGGTCGAGGTGTTGTATGGTTTTGTTGGCTAGCCGTTTGGCTACCCTGTAACACATTTTGGTGTAGTGTTTGTTGTCTAGGTTGTGGTATTGTTCCCGCACCGCAATATATAGTAGGGAGTCTTGGTACAGGTCGTCTGCACTGATTGCGGGGTAGTGTGCGGCTGTTTTGGTGCATGCCCGGTTGAGTGTGCGTAGATGATGGTCTGTGGCCCACACCCACGATGCGGTGGTGGCCAGGTCTGCTTTTGTTGGTCGTCTGCTCATGGCATCTCTTTCATCGGGCTATCTGGTAGTTGTTTGGTGTTTTGTTGTTGATAGTGTAGCACACGAGTCCGGGGTTTCCGGTGGTGCCCGTCTTGTGCCGATACCATGTGGATTCGCCTTCCATGGATGGGCATTGGATGAAGGTTCGTGTGCCTTGCTCTGAGATTTCGAGGTGGTGCCGGTGGCCTGCCATGAGAATATTAGATACGGTGCCGTTGTGGAATTCCTGTCCGCGCCACCATTCGTAGTGTTGGTTGTTGCGCCATTGGTGTCCGTGGGCGTGGAGGATCCGTGTGCCGGCTACTTCGACTGTGGTGGTCATTTCGTCCCGGCTGGGGAAGTGGAAGTGTAGGTTGGGGTATTGGTTGGTGAGTTGGTAGGCTTCTGCGATGGCGCGGCAGCAGTCCACGTCGAAGGAGTCGTCGTAGGTGGTGACTCCTTTACCGAAGCGCACGGCTTCTCCGTGGTTGCCGGGGATGGATGTGACGGTGACATCAGCGCAGTGGTCGAACATGTGTATGAGTTGCATCATGGCCATGCGGGTGAGCCTGATTTGTTCCGTCAAGGGTGTTTGTGTGCGCCAGGCGTTGTTGCCGCCTTGTGACACGTATCCTTCGATCATGTCGCCGAGGAAGGCGATGTGGACTCGTTGCGGTTTGCCTGCCTGTTGCCAGTAGTGTTTGGCGGCTGCCAGGGAGTGTAGGTAGTCGTCGGCGAAGTGTGCTGTTTCTCCTCCGGGGATGCCTTTGCCGATTTGGAAGTCTCCTGCCCCTATGACGAAGGCTGCGGTGCTGTAGTCGGTGCGGGTGTCCTGTTCGGGTTTTGGGGGTGTCCATTCGGCTAATTTATCGACGAGTTCGTCTACAGGGTAGGGGTTTGTTGCGGGTTGGTGGTCGATTATTTTTTGTACGGATCGGCCTGTTTCTCCGTTCGGTAAGGTCCATTCGGAGATGCGTGTGCGGCGTACGGTGCCGTTGGCTAGATTGTCGTCGATGGTGTCGATGGCGTTGTCGTGGTTGGCTAGCTGTGTGAGTAGCCGGTCTATGTTGTCTATCACCGGTTTTCCTCTTCCTCGTGTGTGGTGGTGGCTTGTTTGCGGCGGTAGTCTTTAATAACGGTGGCGGAGATGGGGTATCCGGCTTGGGTGAGTTGTTTTGCTAGCCATGAGGCGGGGATAGACCTGTCGGCGAGCACGTCTGCGGCTTTGCGGCCGTATCGTTGGATCAACGTTTCAGTTTTGGTTGCCATGGTGTCCTATCGGTTGTGTGGTGGGCTGCCATCCTGTGCGGCAGTCGCCGTCATGTCCCGGTTTGCGTGTGCACCACGTGATGGTTCCGTCTGTGTGGTTGAGTGTTTTGCCGCACATGACGTTTTGGAGATGCTCTGGCAGCTGGTCGGTGTTGTTATTGTCTTGCTCGTCGAGCAGGGTTTTTTGGTTGGTGAAATGCTCGGACACGGTGCCGTTGTGGACTGGGAGTATCCATGTTTTCCATTGTTGTTGCATCCGGGTGTTCCAGTGGAATTGTTTGGCCGCGTTTTCTGCTTGTTTTAAGGTTTTGTAGTAGCCTACAATGATTCGCTGGTGGTTGTTGTCTGGCTGGTGTGGCCCTCGCCAGTATTGTGCCGCTACAGCGTACCTGTTGTTGTCTGTGAAGGCGTCCCAGCAGTACTCGATGATGTGTTGCAGCACATTATCGGGAATGTCTTGTGCTTGGTTTTCGTCGAGCCACTCGTCGACAATGATGTTGTGTATGGCGCGTTTGTCTTTGGTGGTGGGTTTGAACGAGATGCTCACAGTACGGGCCTGTCGTCTTGCATGAAATCATTGAAGGATGATTCGCTTGCGCGTCTGGCTTGTGTGATTTGCTGGTCGGTCCAGTCGGGGTGTTGCTGTTTCAGATAGTGCCAGCGGCAGGCATCATATGTTTCGTTCTGCAAGCGGGTGAGATGGTTTTCGGTGATGATTTGTTTCCACATTGTCCACGAGACGTCGAGCCTGCGGAGCATGTCCATGGCCGGCACATTAAACGAGTCAAGGAAGAGTATTTCGTGGGTGTAGTAGTTTTTCTCGTAGGCGTCCCATCCGCTTCGGTGTCTGTTGGGCTGGTTTTTGGGGTAGGCTTCCCGGCATACTTTGTGTAAACGTTTGGCCATGTCGTCGGGTAGTTTAATGTCGGGGTTGGCGCGGATCATGGATCGCATCCCGTCGTAGGTGGTGCCCCAGGTGTGCATGATGTGTAGTGGGCTGTCTCCATCAGCCCATTTTTCTGCACAGATGGCGAGGCGGATGCGCCTCCGGGCGGCTTTGCTGGTGTTGCGCCGGCTGGGGATTGGGCACGTGTCGAGGGGATCCATGGTGTTTTAGTGTACCTTTCTGGTTTAGTGTTGTTGACAGGTTTTACTGTAGCACAGTGTCTAGTGCTTGTGTCAACCCTGTTTTGCCGGCCTGAAGGTAGGTGTCTGTGACATCCCCGACAGTGAGGGGCGCATGGGTGGCTTGGGGGAGTGCCGCCTGGATGGTTTGTGCCATCTGTTCGCCTGCCGGGTCTGGGTCGGACCAGATGTAGATGTGGTCGTAGCCTTCAAAAAATTTGGTCCAAAAGGTTTGCCACGAGGTGGCTCCTGGTAGTGCTACAGCTGGCCATCCGCATTGTTCGAGGATCATGGAGTCGAATTCGCCTTCGCAAATGTGCATGTCGGTTTGCGGGTTGGCCATGGCGGCCATGTTGTAGATGGAGCCTGTGTCCCCGGCCGGGGTCAAATATTTGGGGTGGTTGTGGGTTTTGCAGTCGTGCGGGAGTGAGCAGCGGAAACGCATTTTTCGTATTTCGGCTGGGCCGCCCCAGGTGGGGTACATGTATGGGATGGTGATGCACTGGTTGTAGTTTTCGTGGCCTGGGATGGGGTCATTGTCGATGTATCCAAGGTGGTGGTAGCGGGCTGTTTCTTCGCTGATGCCTCTTGCCGAGAGGAGGTCGAGTATGTTTTCGAGGTGGGTTTCGTAGAGGGCCGAGGCTTTCTGGATTCGGCGGCGTTCCGCAATGTTGTAGGGGCGTATGCTGTCGTACATTCGGGTTTTCTTTCTCTAGTCGTTGTTGTAGCTTGTGGAGTCCGCCTCCGATACCGCATGTGTGGCAGTACCAGACGCCCTTGTCGAGGTTGATGCTCATGGAGGGCTGGTGGTCGTCGTGGAACGGGCAGAGGATGTGTTGCTCGTTTTTGGACGGATTGTAGCGTATCTGGTAGGTGTCGAGGAGGCGGCAGGTGTCAGAGGTGTGGGAGGAGCTCGTTGAGGGTTGATACCACATAGGCTTCGCTCCATGGCTTGTTGCGCTGTTTCATCACTACGAGTCCGATGGTGGAATTGTTTTGTTTGTTTCGGTGGGTTTCGTAGTTGCGTGCCTCCCGGCTGGCTTGTTTCACGAATTCGGCGAGATGGGGCTGGCCAGCTTTCGCTTCGATCACATAGGTGTGGTTGCCGGTTGTGAGGATGAGGTCGCCTTCGTCCTCTTTACCGTTGAGGTGGAGGCGTTCGATATTGTGGCCGGTGTCGCGTAGCTGGTGCAATAATCGTGTTTCCCATTCGGCGCCGGCCCTGCGGTTGCGTGCCTGCTGTGTGGCCATCATAGTCCTTTGTGTGTTGTGGTCATGTTCCAGGGCTGTTTTTCGGCGAGTGGCCCGAAGAATGTGTATTCTGGGTATGCCCTGAGCCGCTCATATTTTGTTCCGTCTGGGCTGGATTTGCCGGTGCGCTGTTTCAACACTGCGATGCGAGCCTCTGCCGGTATCGATAGCCCGTTGCCATTATCCTCGCCACCATACAATGAGACTCCGAGGATGAGTTGTGGTTTTTCGGAGAGTCCGTTTTTGATTTCCCTCCGTGCCGGGGGGTGTTCGATGTCGGAGCCGGTTTTGTCGGTGGCGTGGTGTGTGACAATAATGGTGGAGCCAGTGTCGCGGCCTAAGGCTGTGATCCATTGCATGGCTTCTTGCTGTGCCTGGTAGTCTGATTCGCAGTCTTGGATGTCCATCAGGTTGTCGATAACAATGATGGGTGGGAAAGTGTTCCACATTTCCATGTAGGCTTGCAGTTCCATGGTGATGTCTGTCCATGTGATGGGTGACTGGAATGAGAAGGTGATGTGCGCGCCGTGGTGGATGCTGTCTCGATAGTATTCTGGCCCGTAGTCGTCGATGTTTTGTTGTATTTGGGCGGTGGTGTGTTGGGTGTTGAGTGAGATGATTCGTGTGGAGGCCTCCCAGGGTGTCATGTCCCCTGATATGTAGAGGGCTGGCTGGTTGAGCATCGCGGTGATGAACATGGCTAGCCCGGATTTTTGGCTGCCGGACCGCCCCGCGATCATGACCAAATCCCCTTTGTGGATGTGCATGTCCTGGTTTCGGTAGAGGGGTTCTAGCTGGGGTATGCGGGGCAGTTCGGCGGCTGTTTGGGAGGCCCTCTCGAAGGATCTTTGGAGAGAGAGCATCGGAGCCTTAATCTATCTATTGGTTGGGTGTGTTTTGGTGGTCAGATGGAGTCGATATCGATATCAGCATTAGCGGGGGCTGTGGTGTCGTCTAGCTGGCCGTTATCGCGCTTGTCTACGTATTCGGCAACCTTATCGTAGATGGCGTCGTCGAGGGGTTTGAGCACGACCGCGTTGAACCCGTTTTTGGTGCGCACGGTGGCGAGTTTGAAGGCCTGCTCTTCGCCGAGATATGCTTCGAGGTCGCGGATCATGGAGTGTGGGCGGTCGTTGTTGCCGCGCGCTTTTTCGATGATGGCGTTGGGGATGGTTTCTGGGGTGCCGTTGTTGAGATCCTGGAAGGTGTGGAAGATGGTGACATCAGCGTAGATGCGGTCTGCTGTCTGTCCGCCGTAGCCTTCAGTGTTGTGCTGAACGTCGCGGACTTTGAAGGCGATGGCGGTGGCGTCCTGGTTTCGGGAGGGGTTGAAGAAGGTGCTGCTGCTGTTGCGGTAGTTGGCGAGTCCCATTGTTGTTTCCTTTACTGTTTTGTTGGTTTGTGTTGGCTGGTATTGGTTTATCGGGTGAGGCTGTTTCGTTTGCTGCGGAACGCCTCAGACACGTCACTGTTACTGGTGATGATCTTTTTGTACTGTTTGAGAAGGTCTGCTAGCTGTGCTTTGCTGGTGGCTTTGTTGATCCGGTCGATAATAATCTCGTTTTCCTGGTTGGCGATCTTGTTGACGTAGTCTTTGGCGGCTTTATCGTATCGGTCTTGAAGCAGGATTGCTGCGCTAGCGATGAGGGTTGCGAGGTCCCAGTCTTTGGATACGGTTTCGTCTTTCAATCCTCCTAGCAGATCAATAATGGATTGTTTGATGTCTTCTGCGGTGTCTCCGCGGATGACGGCCCATGGGGCAGCATAGTCTCCACCATATTTGAGTGTGATAGTTAGCTTTCCGCTGTCTGTGGTGTGCTCGTCGGTCACGTGTTTTCCTTTTCTTTCTTGTCTGTTTGGGGTGGCTGTACGGTGGTTTCTATCGGGTATCTGTAGGCGTTTTTCCCGTTGACAGCCCAGCAGGCGTCCCTGACGGGGCATCCTTTACAGAGTGCTGTGACGTGGGGTACGAAGATGCCTTGACTGATTCCTTTCATTGCTTGACTGTACATGGATGATACATGCCGGTAGGTGTTGTTGTCAAGGTCGTAGAGTTCGGTTGCTGTGCCCTGCTCGACTGATTGCTCGTCTCCCTTGGTGGTGGCGGGTGTCCAAAACATGCCTTTCGTCACATGGATGCCGTGTTGTTCTAGCATGTACCTGTATGTGTGCAGCTGCATACTGTCGGCTGGTAGGCGTCCTGTTTTGAGGTCCAAAATGAAGGTTTCACCCGTATTCGTGTCTGTGAATACCCGGTCGATGTAGCCGACAATCTGGGTGCCGTCTTGGAGGGTGGTTTCTACCGGGTATTCGATGCCTGGCTGGCCGTCAATAACAGCGGTGATGTATTCTGGGTGGTTGCGCCTCCATGTTTTCCACCGGTCCACAAAGGTGTGGCCGTAGACCATCCACCAGTCGTAGTCTTTCTTGTGTGGCCCGCCCGACTCGCACATGTTTTTGCATATTCTGCCGGAGGGTTTGATTTCTGTGCCTTCGGATTCGGCGAGGGCTACTTGTGTGGCGAAAATGTTTGTGAAAGATGAGAGTTTGTCTGGCAGTGCAGGGTATTCGGCGGGATTGTACAGGTGTAGGTCGTATTGTTCGGTGATGTGGTGTATGGCGCTTCCGGCGATGGTGGCGTACCAGGTGTGGTGTTGGGTGTGGTAGCCGTGGGATAGGCGCCATTTTTCTCCGCATTCGGCCCACTGGGTGAGTGAACTGTAGGAGATGTGGCCTGGATGGTGGATGGTTTTCGGATATTGTGCTAGAGGCATTACTTGTCGCTTTTATTCCATGGGTTGCGGGTGTCTTGGCCGGCCTGGTGTTGCTGGTAGGCGAGGAGTGCGAGGCAGTGCCAGGCAGCATGGGCCAGATGGGGTAGCCCGGATTCATAATCGAGGTTGTTGCCTTGCTGCCATGATAGTAGGTGCCTGTAGAGGGCGTCGACGCTGTGGCTCCACGGGTAGCCGCCGGTCCAGTTGTTGTCGCCATATTTGGTGGCGCCGTATCCGGCCACAGAGCCTAGGGCGTGAAGGGATGCTGGGTCGATGAGGGAGAGTCTGCAAAGTTTCAATTCTTTTCGGGCACCAGTATCAGGGTCGGTGTACATGCTGGTGGGCTCATCCATGGGGTGTGTGCTCCTTACGTGTGGGGTTACTGGTTGGGGTTGTGGGCTAGGGCGACGGCGAGAATAATGATGGCGAGGGTTTCAGCGATGAGGATGGGTGCTGTGATCATTTGGTGTTTCGGGGATTGTTGGTGAGTGTGGAGGCGCCTAGCAGGATGGCTAGCGCACAGACGGCTGTGATGGCGAGGGCTGCCTTGTGGCCGGTGCCGGTTGCGTACATCCATGTGATGATGGCGCCTTGGATCCATGCCAGTGCGGTGAAGAACGTTTCGTAGCTGTGCAGCTCAATGTTATTGTTGGGTGTGTTCATGCTTGCTCCTGAAGAATGGTGTTGATGGTTTTATAAATGTTGTACAGGTCTGTTTCGATAGATAACAGTTGGTTGATTTGGTGGTCGAGATTAATGTTTGGGTTGAGGGTGTTGATGCGGGAGGCGATATCGGTGGCTGTGCGTAGTGTGCCGCCGGTGTGGTGAATAATGTGTGCCGTGTCGGCGAGTCCGGTGGTGACAGCGTAGTGGGATAGGAGAGGCATGACTGGGGGATGCTCCTTGGCGGGTTACTGTTGCGGGTTGATGTTGAGGTCGGTGACGTGCGGGTGTTCTTCTGTTCCTGTGACGAGGCAGTGGACGGTGACTGGGAGTTTGGATGCGCCGGGCTGTTTCATGGTTGCGCCGTAGACGATGCTGAATGTGTCTTTACCAATAATTTTGTGGAGTTGGAGGTCGATGTCGGGGTTGCCGTTCCAGTTGACACCGTGTGCGGCGGCCTGTTGTTCGGCTTTGCGGTTGCAGGTGTGTGCTGCCGTGATCATGGTGAGACCTTGTGAGGTTTCTTCACCCCTTGCTTGGGCTTGCTGGTGGGCTTTGGCCTGCTCGGCTCGCAGTGACTGTTCTGCGGCTGCCTGCCGTGCCGCTTTCTCGGCTTTGCGCTGCTGAGCGGTTTCAGGTGTCCAGGTGGTGTTGGCTGTGGTGGCTTGGGGTGCGGGTTGTGAGGCGAGTGGCGGATTGTCGTCTGGGGCTGGCATGAATGAGACGGCGGCAATGATGGCGGCTGTGATTCCGGCGATGGTGTAGCCGTTTTTCTTGTTCATGTTTTGTGTCCCCTTTCCGGGGTGTTGTTCGTTGCTGACATGATTAATCATGGTGTGGGCGGTGGCCTGTGTCAAGGCTGCGCTCAACGATTGTGAGCGATCCTTGTATGGCTAGGTGTTTTATCGGGCGCACAGGGTGAGTAGATGGCCAACATTGATGCGGCTCACATTCCAGTAGAGTTGTGTGGCTTCACCGCCGGTGAGTGGCTTCCACTCGTTGTGGCTGAACACGGTGCCATCGGATGCTATGAATATGTCGGGGCGTAGCTTGTGGAGTTCAATCTCTACGCTCTGCCGGTAGGCTTCGGCGAGGCCCTCAAAATCCATGTGGTTGCAGGAGAGGTTTTCGAGGCGTGTCAGGTCGAAGGGTGTGGGGCAGTCGTAGCTGGCGGGGGTGTAGAGCTGGGTGAAGTGGTTGGCGATCTTCTGCATCATGATTCCTTTTCTGGTGATGGTGTGTTGATGGTTTTATCGTGTGGATTCGGCGATGATGGCATCCACATCGATTGTGTCGATCATGTCGTGGAGGTCTTCGGCCTCATCCACGGTGAGTGGCTGCCAATCCTGGGGTCCGTATATGGCACCGTCGAGAGTGATGGTCCACAGGGGCCGGATGAGTCGTACGGCTTCTTCGACTTTGGCACGGTATAGGCGGCAGATGATAGACGTGTGGGTGTTACCTATGTCACATCCTGCCAGGTGTGCGGGGTGGAGTGGGTTGATTTCTGTCTGCCCGTAGAGGCTGGTGAAGGATGGTGTGATGAGTGTGCCATCCATGGGTGATGTTCCTTTCTGGACTGTCTGGGTTGGTTGTTGTGGTTTCTAGAGTGTGTAGGTTGCAACCGGGAGTCAAGGCTGCACTCATTCGGATTGAGCGTTTCATGGAGGGTGTGTCAGGTGTGACAGATGTCACTGAAGCCTTTATTGCCTCTCTCAGCGCCTGAAATCTTCTGGGGGTAGGATTATATAGGGTTGACCCTGGTAGTCGATTCTAGACCCCATACAGGGCGTCTCAGGGGTATGTCTGGGTGATGGCGGGTATGGCAGGTGATCTAGCGGGTCGAGATAGGCCTGCATCGCAAAGGTCGAGGTTCCAGATCTGGGCATGGAATCTACACCCTCATACTGTGTGAGATGTATCACATCCTCCTGGCTTGGTGTGTACTCTCGAGACTACTCTGCCGATCTGACATGGAGGGTGTAGCCCAGAAATACCATTTAAAGCCTTCACACGGCGCCTAGGAGCGCCTTACAGGGTGGGGGCTATGTATTTATACCCCCAGCACATTCTGATCGATTCTAGACGCCCCCAAAAGCCTGATACACGATCAACCATTTCGGCATAGATCATCAGCCCCTATCCTGCTTAGCTAAGCCTCAACTATGTGGACAGTGTTGGATGCTAAGAGGGAAGAAGGACACGGTAAAAAGAAGAGGGGGAGCATCAGCCTTCACACCTGAGGTACTTAAGTTCACATTAAAGTCTTAGCACTCAGTACTTAGCACCGAGCCCCTCAAGGGCTCGGCATCAGCCCAAACAGGCTCAGCCGATCAGGCACAGCACTGAAAAGGGTACACGCCATCAGGGAAGGCTTGAGAGTACGAGGAGCCTCAGCGACGCGTACTCGAAAGCCTGAGGGAACACCCATCAGCACTGATGGGCCTAGCGTGTTCGGAAAGGACACAGGAGTGAAGTGTGACAGCTGTCCGGGAGTGAAACCTGTTCTGGCTAGGGGTTTCAGCCTTAACCACCCTCAAAGGTTACAAGACTCTAAGAAAATTTAAGAAAACTCTTAGGAAGAAAGTTGTGTTCATATCCCCCTAAAAACACCCAAAATAGCCCTCAAACCCGCCTATAGAGCCAAACAGTCAAGTTTGACTCGTCTAGACGGCGTATGCTAGGCTGGACAGGTAGCCAGCTGGACGCAAGGCCAGAAAGTGCTGACGCACTTCCCGACCTCGCTTACCATCAGTCTACCAAACACTTTAAAGCTTCAAGGCTAAGCGCTAAGCCTTTAAGACCTTAACGCTTAGCACCGAGCCCCTCAAGGGCTCGGCATCAGCCTTAAAGTTTTAAACACTTTAAGTAACTATAAAGCTTTAAACCTTAACACCTAAGTTAAGTATAAAACCTTAAAGGCTTAGCACTTAAGGATATAAACTTTACATCAGTGTTTAAGACTTTAAAACTTAAAGTAACTATAAGACTTTAAAGACCTTAAGTACTTAAAGTTAATCATCAGTCTTAAACTTTAATATTATAACCTATAAGTCTTAAAGCTTATAGGTATAATAATATAATATAAGTTATAAAAGTTTTAGAAGAGCTAAAGGGTTAACTTCTTTACTTCTCTTCTCTCTTTGGTTCTTTCTCTCTTCTCTTCTTTTCTTCATCAGGGGAGAAGAGGAACCTTTACCGTCAACGCTGATGGACTTTTCGCCGTGTGACTCGTGTACCACCGGTCGCACGCTCCCGGTTGCACACTCACCACACTTACTCTACCCGTGTCCCTTTCAGGCTTGGCGTGTTCGGCTGAAGGCGTACGGCGTGTCACGCTAAAACCCTTAACACTAGGTAAGACTTAAAGTGTATATTATATGTAGAAGACTTTAAAAAACCTATAAGGTATTCCTGCTTAGCCCGTGTCCTACTCTGCTAGGCGCCAAGCGCTAAGCCTTGAAACGCGAACACCCATCCACCCCCATTTTTCTTCCGTGTCCTTCTTCTTTTGACACCGCTGGGGGGCGATGTGATCTTTCTCACATGCCAGGGGATGTGAGGGAAAACAAACACCCCGGCACAAACAGAACACCCCCTCAAACGAACAAAACAGCCCTCAGAATCGATGAGCAGGGCAAGGGCAAGGTATTCATACCCCCAACGGTTCCCAGGCTGTTACAGGAGCAATGAGAGCCCATAGAGGCGTGGTAGACGATAGGGGAGCGTTATGGCACACACCAACCGCACCGCATCCGCCTCACACCGACGCTGGCGGGCTCGACTCATAACCCAGGCCAGACAGCAAGGCCAAACCGAATGCCCACTCTGCGGAGCAACCATCACCTGGGACACACACCAGCTACCAACCAGCCCCGAAGCCGACCACATCACACCCGTCAGCCGGGGAGGACTCAACACCCTCGACAATGGGCAAATCATCTGCAGAACATGCAACAGAAGCAAAGGTAATCGCAGCGAACCAAACATCACATTCCAACAACAAACCACAAAAACATTGATTCCATGGTGAAAAACCCGCCAACCCCCACCGGGGACACCCCCTGCACACCCGTGCAAGACC